CCGCGCCAGGGGCTTTGGGGATATCCGCGGAAATATATCCGGGGGAAAGATTCGTTCCACTTGTGGGGTCGAAGGTCGTTCCGCTCTTAGCGCCACCAAAAACATCAAAGTCCTTGAACATGCCCAACTGCGCGTCAGAGGCACCCGAAGCTGCGGCACGTTCCGCGGGGGAGTAGCCCCCCACATTAAGCGAATACTGGCTATCCGCATAAGGCGAAGCGGCCATCTGAAAACCTGTGGGTTTGTCGAACTGACCCGGGGTGAAAACGGGCATCTTCCCAGTTAGGCTCCCTTTTACACCACCCGCGAAAGTACCCGTTTTACTGAAAGCTCCGCTTAAGCCCGAAAAGGCTGCCGTAGTAGCACCCGCCGTCAGGCCCGCCTTCAGGGAGTCTTTTGCGCTCGCGCCGCCAATAAGACTGCCGATCCCGCTTCCCAGGAAGCTGGCACCGAACGTCCCCGCGCCGAACGCGGGGCCCAGAAAGGGAACGCCGAACATCGCAGCCGCTACCGGAAGAACAAGCGGAGCCCATTTTTTAGCGGCCTTGCCGACCTTCTTAAAAGCCTTCTTGACGCTTTTGAAAATACTCTTGAAGAAAAACTCAGGCATCCCGGTAACCGGGTTCAAGCTATTGAGCTCGTTGCCTACAACGTATTCCTGGGGATCAAGCCCCATGCCCCGCATCTGCTCGTACAGTAACTCCCGGACCTTCGGGTTGGCGTCCAGCACTTCTGTCGGTATGACCGTCTCGCCCTCGGCAGCGTGGACGACGTAGATGTCTCCATTCCGGCCAAATTCCGCAAGCCTACTGGCCTGCTCCTGAAAAGACCCGATCCCAGCCTCCGCGAACACGTACTCCGGGGAGGCGTCCGCAAAGGACTGTAGGCCGTTGGAAAGTGGGGTGTAGTATTGACTAGCCATTATGAGAGCTCCAGAATACTGGCAAAGACGTGTATTTTTGAGGCCACGGCGCAGTTTAATACCAGCGTGTCACCCGTCTCCAGAACGAAGGGACCGGTCAGGGACGTGTCTGCGGACTCAGCGGTCGAGGCCAACGTAGCCAAAGTGATCTTCTGTAACGTGACCGTAGCCGACGCCGAAGTATCGGTTATTTTCGGGTAGATTACAATAGACCCGGTGTGGCTGTTGTACAGTTGCAGGTTCTTAAGAATGCTCTGGGTCGCAGCCGGTACGGTGTAGACCGTTACGTCCCCGGTCGCGCCGACCACCGTTGCTATGTTTATGTATGCGGAGGCCATCAGTCCATGAACCAGCTTATGCCGTTGGTGTCATCCAGGCCGCTAATAACCGCGGGTATCTCCGTCTTGGTAAGGGCGTCTTCTAGAGTTCCCACAAGGCGGACCATCATGTTAAAGTCGTATTCTTGCGGAACTAGCGGCAGTGCCGTGTCCAGTAATTTAGCCATTAGCGACTCCCATCCGGTCTGACGTCCAGTCGCACATCCCCCAAGGTCCATGCGATATCCGACGCGCTGCTTTCCACCCGGATAACCGCCGAACGCGAACGAGACCGGACGAAAGATTGTTGCGTGGTGCTTGTGACGGCACTCGTGGACACCGTGGTCAAGGTATCCCCCGGATAATTGCGGGCCTTTATGATGTAGTTCACAGAGGTGTCGGCATCCGAACTGGAAATGTCCAGGTCAGGGATGATCCGAGAGATGAAAGTGAACTGCTCTCCGTCACCGATAGAAAAGACCGACGACTCGATGAACGGTGCCATGGCCACGCCATTAGCCGTGGTTCCTGTTTCGTGGTCATATATGGTGGTGCTGCTGCTGTCAGTCTCCGCGCCCCGGGGCTTACTGTGAATACCGAAATCCACCCACGCGGTTCGCGACAAGGAACCTATGTCCCAGGTGTTGTCTGCATAATTGTATTTTGCGTAGCGGTCTACGGTGGCGCTGTCCGCCGAGCAATAAAACCAGAAAACCTCGTCAAACATCCGGTTGGACCCGGCAAAGAACTGTGTTGTTTGGTCAAGGTTTATGTCGTCGAAGACGTACCGGAGGACCGTGCAGGGGATCTCCTGTATCTGGCCTCCGTACATAAAGAAGTTTTCCGTGTCCATCCAGTAGACGCGATCCCCAATCGCAACCACGGCGTTGGGGGCTATGATGGAGGTGTTGCTGGCCAAAAGAGTTATAGAGAAGGTAAAAGGAGGCCCCACATACCGCATGCTGTAGAGAGACACGTCCGTCCATATAAGAATCTGCTGCCGGGTCTCAACCGCCGTGATGATCTCGGATCCGGAGGAAAGCCGCAGAGATCCGGAAGTATTAGTCGCCGTGGGCGTCCAATCAACAGAGTTTTCCTGGTCGGACCAGCGGACAAGTAGAAGATCTTGAGCGGTGGCCCCGAGGGCGTTACAACCGAGGGCGATTACGTGTCGGTCAGTGTCCGACACGACCACCTGACGGCAGACCGTGGGCGCATCCGACGCACCGGACCGGGTGCTCAAGGCTGTCGCCCTGCTGGTCAGACCCAGGCTTGCCTCCCAGTAATAGATGTCGGCGTTCCGCACGTTGAAGATAAGGTCTTCGCCGAAATTGTCCTGTGACCAGAGCCTCGCGATATTCTCTGTAAGAAAATCTGCAACCGTATCCCCGAAGCCGAAAAAACTGTTGGCCTCCCGGACATCGTCGGTGTCGCTGTGGGACGCGGCGGTGGTCCCTCTCGCGCCCCGGACAACACCCGCGTTAAGCGTCTGGACGGACTTCCCCGTGTACTGGATAAGCTCGTCGTTAATCTGAATTAAACCGACGAAGGTTACCGCGTCACCGCTGCCGTGGATAGCGGCGGTGGTGCCGTCGGCGGCCCGCGTGATGTCGCCAAGAACGGTGCCGGAGTTCGTCCGGTAGATTATATTCTCGCTGTTTATCTTGACCGTCCCCTTTGACGGGAATCCAGAAGAGTTTGCGACGGCAATGGTAGTGTCTACGACGGCTACGGCAGCGCCCGTGGTGGACGCGGCTACTTCGAAATCCGAAGCGGAGGTAAGGATTATGGAGGTGACGCTGGCGTTGATTGCACCGTTTAGAGTCGTCATGGAATAGGTCAGAGTAGGTCCGCCGAAAAACCCGGCCCCGAAGCCTGGGCCGTTGGCGACTTGGCCGGAAGCCCCGACGCTGATCTGGTAATTCGCTATCACGGCAGTGCCGCCCCCGGCGGTGGAACCAGAAGAGGCGCTGCCGCCCGTGTCGACGACGTAACTGTTGGCGGATACGACTTGAGTTATGGCTTGCTCTTTGTTGAGATCGGAGGTCGTAAGGCCATCGACGGTTGTCGCGCCGGTAAAGGTAACGTAGTCCCCCTCCCCGGCCCCGTGGCCTGCCGCGACTACGGTGATCTCTCCGGAACCCGCGCTGCCCGTGGTGAAGGGGTTCGTTCCCAGAGTGGCCGTGCTTCGGATGGGGGTAATGTCGTTGAAAGTCGTGCCCTGTTCTATGTAGAACTTTAAGTTGGTTCCGGCTCCCATAAGCTTCAAGGCGTCCAGGGTAACCCAGGTTTTAAGAGACCGAACCGTGCCCAAAACAGAATCGCCGCTGATGCTTGACCAGCCGCCGATCTTTTCGGGGTGTCCTTTTCGGAAGCGGATTAAATCAGAATCAAACCAGCCCTGTTCGTTCGCAAAAGACGTGCTTTCACGGTTTATACCGGGGCGGAATTGGATTCTAGCGAGAGGCATCCTTGGTGCTCCTTAACCCTACGCAAGTTCTGTCGGGACGTAAGCGTCCATGGCGTCCGTATCTGTAAGGCCAGCAAGGTGCGTTACGATAGCCGGTGGCAGATCACGAAGAGCCTGTTTCTCCACCTCACTGTTGGCAACGGTGCGGCTGAAACCCGGTTGGTTCTTGGCGGCCTTGTCAATCTCCGTGTCGATCAGGTCTAACTTGGCATTGCGGACATTGCGAAGATCGTCCAGACGTTCCACCCGCACTTTGGGCAGACGCCATGCATGAGTTTTCAGTAGTGGCCTACTATCTGGAATATCTTCGCCAGCGTCATTTTGCAGTAATGGCGTAGTGCGAACCTCGACCATTAAGGTAGCTGCATCTGGTATGATGGCCTCAGCCGTCTCAACACCGTCATCGTCATATTCTGCTGGTGTGGTGTTGGCGCTCACTGCCTCAGCTAGGATGCCAGCGACGGAGCCAGCGTCACCCACACAGGTTACCGTGCCGTCTGCATTAACTATTAGTTCATTCATTTTCTAGTTCTCCAAAGAATAAAACACAAGTTCCAACATCATCGATATATGCTCCTGTGTCAGCACGGGTGATATAATACTCCGCAAGAAACCGAGTCCGCTGGGCGCTTTCGGCAACAAACGAAAGGTTGTTGAAATCTGACCCAATTACAGAGCTGCCCACGGATAGATATCCGGCGGCTTTAAATGGGACAGCAAAAACTACCTGGAGGTGACCGGTTCCCTTGTCCGTTAAACTTTTGATGTTATAGCTTGTAGAAATAACCGGCGTTCCACTACCTATGGTATACGCCCACGCCTTAGCCTTCGACAAATCAATAACGGCTGGCAGACCCGCCTTGAGGCCCCGCACGATATCCAGATCGCCCCGAAGGTTCTTTGCTGCGATGGTGGCGTAGAGGTTGACAGCGTTGATCTCGACACGATCCCCACCGAACAGCTTGTTATGCTCAGAGGCCCCAGCATTTACAGTAGGGGCTGATTCCATCACCAGACCATTGAAGATCATCTGGCTGTCAGTCTGCGTTACAACTACCTTGTTTGTGATGGGGTCCACTGAAGCGTCCAGCACATCATCGGTGCTGCCGGACTGTAGCAAACACTTAGCATTAGCTACAAACATGCCTTTTTCCGCATCGTACATCTGGCGGACTTGAGCGGCTGTTGGTGCTGTTGCTGATAGTCGGAATAACGATAAACTACCGGCATATGGTGAGGAACCTTCCGCCGTCGCTCCAATCCCCAACGCAAACCCAGACCCGCCGCTGACACTCCCAACAGAAGCATTGGTCGCTGTGGCGACATCTACTCCGTCAATGTAGAGTGTTAAGGTGTTTGGTCCTGTGTCCCAACTGACATCACATTTATGCCAGAGATTGTCGAAAGTTGAGCCATCATCCCATGTTGCCGTAGCGGCATTTGTTCCGTCGTTGATCGTCACCACAATCTGAGACGCTGTCTGGTAACTACCCCATTGCGGTGCAGCGCCTGTAGTGGCATGTCGATAATAGCAAGCCGTGTTCGCACTGGCACCGCCAGACTTATACCAAAACCCATAGTAAAATGAGGATGTCCCCATCTCAATGTCAGCGTCTGCCGTAGGAGTTTCAAGATAATTACTGGTTGACCACCCACTATAAGCCTTAATTTCCGTACTGGTTGACGCAACTCCTTCCGTCACCGTGCCGTTCTCTGTCAGGGTGTTGCCTTTAGCGCCACGATCTGCTGTTTTACTGTTGGCAAGCCATGCACCTTTGGTTGCTCCGACCAACATTCCGGTGCTGTACGCCCTTGTAACGACGGAACTTATGACATTGTCCGCGTCTTTTGAGCCTTTATTGAAGTAAGAATATCCGGCAATGTCTCCAACAGCGCCCCAACCACTTTCGGCTACGTCTATGGAGTTTCGTGGTGCCAAACCGTATTCGGAGGCGGCACTGTTGTACACGACTGAAAATTCGCCCTCTACACTTAGACCTCCCACCAGAGGTTGGGTGCTTCTTTGAAGTCTGCCCGCTTGGTCATTAAAGTAGAGATAACCTCTTGCAATGGAGCAATGAGCTAGAGCGTAGGCCGTTCCTTGTGCTGTTTGGAAATTACCGTCGCTGTGAAGGATGAATATCTGATCCGCACCTGCTCCGTAAGTACCAGCAAAAACGGGCATAGGTCCGCCTGTGCGGGGATCATGTGCTGGCTGTAGTTCCATCCCAGCAGCAACATCCTGAACATCGTTATTCGTCAGTGCCGGTGTCGAACTGGTAGACAGATATCTGGGCCACCCATCTGTCCGCTGTGCCCATGCCCCGTCGTGGGGGTCATAGAATTTAACACCTACATCCCCGCCGATCACAACGTAGCCCATGGACGCATCTATGCTTGTGGAAGTCCAACCAATCGCCACGGTATAAAGAGGTGTCGCACTGGCAATCGTGGTGGAAGTCAAATCCCAAATGTTCAATTGACTTGATCCGCCAGCCGATTCAATCGTCGCCAGCATCAGGCTTGCGGTAGATGCAGCCGTGCGGCCAGACCAATCAACAGGGTCCATTGCAGGTCCGAATATCACTGCGTCAACAAAGTTGGCGTTGGCTTCCATGATGCCAGCGGCTGCTGCGACCGAAGGGCCAAAGCCCGTTGCCGTGCCAGAGTTCGCAATCGTAGCGCCACTGTCTACGTTAAGCGTCGAGCCGGATAACACCGAGAAGGTGTTGGCAGTGAACCGAAAGTCGTCTGCACCAGCAATACGGATATCAATCTGATCGTCTGTGTCCGCTGTGATACTTGTATCGGCATCCGCATCAAGAATAATCTCCGTGCCATTCATATCAAGTTTAGCGTTAGCCGTAACTTTTCCACTTGCCGTAACGGTCGTCCCCGTAACGGCTGCCGGGGTTCCGCCACCTAGAATACCGTCCAGGGTTCCGGTAAAGCCGGTAGCGGTCACTTCTCCAGTAAACGCCGCCGTCGTTGTCCCGGTAAGGACGCCCATCACTTCACCGTCGGCGTCATTTTTGATCGTCACGTCGTTGGTCGCGCCCTGCCCCGTGAGGACAAGACCTTCAGCAGCGGTGTAGCCAATGGCCGCATTGTCTGCTGCCGAAGTGTCGCCCGCGGGTTCAACTGTTCCGGTTGCGGTTACATTACCGGTCACAGCCACGCTGGCTCCGGCAGTTAGAAGACCGTCAATTGCGGCAGCGCCAGTTACTTCGAGGGTGGCCATTTGTAAGTCGTTTAGGGCGTTGAAGACCACCGCTCCGGAACCCGCGCCGTCGCAATACACGATAGCGTTCTTGCCGTTCTGGAGAGTGATGTTTGCCCCAGACCCCTGCGTCAGGATCACCGAGTAAGGGCCACTCGACCCCGAGTCGGTAGTGGCGTTCTCAACAATGAACCACGCCTTGCTCGTGTTCGGCGCTATCGTGACCGTGTTATTAGCACCAAGGGCTCCGGTGAACTTAATTACACGATACATGCCGTCCTGAAGGTTTTCAGTACCCGCCCCCGGAGAGGCCTCCCTTACTGTGAGAGTGTGGGTCGTTCCAGACAACGCCACCGCCGTATACGAAGCAATACGATCCAGAATATCGGCGTTGTGGTTTGTGGTCGTTCCCCACGCACCGGCCTGCTCGCCCGTTGCGATCTTCTCTATCCCAAAGCTTGTCGTAAATGTAGAAGCCATTTTATGTTCCTATGCCGCTAGCTCGATCCAATTAGCCGTCTGTCCCGGAGCAATAGCGAGCCACCTCGCCGTCTGTCCCGGAACGATCTCATCCCAGATGGTTACACTACCTACCACAGTCGCCGCCGAAACACCCGTGACAGTAAACCGGAAGTTTACTTGTACCGCACCTGCCGCAGTGGCA